GCGACGAGCATGGGGCACCGCGGCCGTGCGGACCACCCTGAGGTACAGTCCGTCGCCATGCGACTGGAGTCGGCCATTCGGAAGAGTCCGGTCAAGCTCGGTGGCGTTGCGCCGACACCTGAGCAAGCAAATGGAATGATCGCCCGCGGTTACCGCGCCCTCGTAGTGGGCTTCGACTGGTCGCTCCTTCACCGAGGCGCTTCAGCCGCCATCAGCGGCGTGAATCAGTAGGCGGCTGAATTGCAGCCATAAGTGCTTCGATTGCAGGAAACGGCTCGCTTGTCCGCGACACCCGTTAATTCGACCGGCCACGCTTCGGCTGCTCGGCAAGTGACGCCTTCTTCTCCGTCTTCCGCGCGGTCCGCTTGGCCGGCGTCTGCAACGGTTGCTTGAGCGCTTCCTTAACCCTCGGATGCGCGCTGACCTTCTGTGACGACCCGTTCGCAGCGGTGATTGCTCAGCTCGTGCGCAAGGAGCGTCGGCCTCCACTACCACTCACGCCAAGGAAGAACCTGCATGAACCTCGTCTTCGCCCCCGAGCGGATCGAGACCTGGCCGCTTGCGCGCCTGCAGCCCTACGCGAAGAACGCTAAGGTGCACGGGGCTGATCAGGTGGCGAAGATCGCCGCCAGCATGGCCGAGTTCGGCTGGACCGTGCCGTGCCTCGTCGGCGAGGACGGCGAGCTGATCGCGGGCCACGGCCGCGTCCTGGCCGCCACGCAGCTCGGACTGACCGAGGCGCCGGTCATAGTGCTCGGCCACCTGACAGAGGCGCAGCGGCGGGCCTATCGGATTGCGGACAACAAGCTGACGGAACTAGGCAGCTGGGACGAGGCGCTGCTGTCGGCGGAACTGCAGGACTTGCTCTCTGAAGATTTCGACCTGTCGCTGATCGGGTTTGGCGACGCCGAGTTGGAACAGCTGCTCGCCGATCCTGCGGAGCAAGACGTTGGCGCCCGTGAGGGCGAGGACGAGGTCCCGGATGCCCCTGAAGAGCCGGTGAGCCGGCAGGGCGACCTCTGGCTCCTGGGTCCGCACCGCCTGCTCTGTGGGGACGCGACCGATGCAACCGATGTTGAGCGGGCGCTCGGTGGCGTGGCGCCGATGCTCATGGTGACGGACCCGCCCTACGGCGTGGACTACGATCCGTCCTGGCGCAATCGTGCCGGCGCGGCGAAGACCCGGCGCACCGGCAAGGTGCTGAACGACGATCGCGCCGACTGGCGCGAGGCTTGGGCGCTGTTTCCAGGCGATGTTGCCTATGTTTGGCACGGAGCGCTGCACGCGAAGGAGGTGATCGAAAGCCTCGAGGTCTGCGGCTTCACCCTGCGCTCGCAGATCATCTGGGCCAAAGACCGGCTGGTGCTCAGCCGAGGTGATTATCACTGGCAGCATGAGCCGTGCGCATATTTTGTCAGGAAGTCCGGCAAGGGACACTGGGCCGGAGACCGCAAGCAAACCACGCTCTGGCAGATCGCGAACCGGGACCAGGATGCGGAGACGGTGCACGGGACGCAGAAGCCGGTGGAGTGCATGCGCCGCCCGATCCGGAACAACTCGAGCCCTGGGCAGGCGATCTACGAGCCGTTCATGGGGTCGGGCACGACGCTGATCGCAGCCGAGACGACGGGCCGGGTGTGCCTCGGGATCGAACTCAACCCCGTCTATGTCGACGTCGCGGTCGAACGCTGGCCGGACTTTTGATGAGATCGCGAGCGGAAGGGCCGAAGCGGCATGAGGCAGTCACGGCTCATGTCACTCGTCGAGGCCACCGCCAACGTGCTGGTCGGCTACGGCGTCGCGGTCGTGACGCAGATCCTGATCTTCCCGATCTTCGGGCTGCACACGACGCTGGCACAGAACCTGAAGATGGGCGCCGTGTTCACGGTGGTAAGTATCGCCCGGAGCTTCGCGCTGCGGCGGCTGTTCGAGGCGATCCGGGTCAGAGCGACGAAGCCGCCGCTCAGGTCGAGCGGCGGCCAAGTGCGGAGTCGGTTGCCATATAGCCGGGATTTCGGCGGCCTGCGGAAGCGAGATCAGCCCTCGATCCGATAAGCCCTTCCGCGCTCCTCGATCTTCTCGGAGGTGATGGTCAGGCCGAGTTTCTTCTTCAGCGCGCCGGCCATGGCGCCACGCACCGTGTGGGCCTGCCAGCCGGTGGCGGCGACGATCTCGTCGATGGTCGCGCCGTCTTTCGCGCGGAGCATCTCGATCAGCTTGGCCTGCTTCGTGCCGGTGCGCGGTGTCCGCGCCTTGGTCGCGCTGTCGCCCTCCTTCGGCGCGACGCCGATGGCGGCGAGGCCCGCGTCGGTGATGTGCATCAGGATGGCGCGGCCGTCGTCGTCGCTGCGCCAGATGCGGTTCAGGGCGGCGTCGGCCTTTGTCTGGCTGTCGGTCACCGTCTCGGCGATCAGCCCGCGGGTGAGCAGCGCGCCGACCACCTTGGCGGCGGCACCGCCGCGAAGCGAGCCGGGCAGGGGAAGGACGTTGCGATCGTCGCGCTGCGCGGCGGCGCTGAGGATCAGGGCTTGCGTGTCGGAAAGCTTGGTCATCCGGGGTCTCCGTGTTCGGGGCCGCGACCGTCGCAACCCTCCTACGACCCCAAGCCGCGCAGGCGCGCGGCAGGAGTTCCGGCGGTGCCGGAGATCACTCGGCGTGCTCGCCTTCTCCGAAGGCGCTGTCGGTAATCCGCTTCAGGAGCCCGGCGTAGTACTCGAGCGTGCCGACCATCGCCCAGCCGACCTCGTCGGGGTGCCAGTTGAAATGGTCGTCGCTGAGCGCCTGCAGCCGGGCGAGCATCGCGTCGATCTCGGCCTTCTTGCCGATGAAGGCGTTGAGGGCTTCTTCCCGATTGCGCCGGGCCTTCTCGGCCCGGAGTTCGTGGCGCGGGGTGGTGATCGGGTTGAGGCGGGTCGTCATCGCGGTGGCTCCGTGGTGAGCTGCATCGTCCTTGTGGGATGGACGTTCGCTCGGTCCGTCCGGCTTATCAACTCGATAAGCAACTGAGGTTGAATGATAATCGGTGATGGCGATGCAGGGTCTGAGCGAGCGCCAGTACGCCGCCCGAGTGGGGCTGTCGCGCGGCGCAATCCAGAAGGCCAAGGCGGCGGGACGCCTGGTGCTGTTCCCCGACGGCAGCATTGATGCCGCCGCCTCTGACCGGCAGCGGGCCGAGGCGACAGACCCGTCCAAGACCAGAAAGCCGCCTGAGCCGAGGCTGAAGCCGGTGCCTGAGGCCGCCGTCGCCGCTGTCGGCGACACGCTGCGGGAACAGGGGCTCGCCGCCCCGGCCGTCGGCGGTGGCACGACCTTCCTGCAGGCCAAGACCGCGAACGAGGTGCTGAAGGCGCAGGAGCGCCGGATCCGGCTCGCGAAGCTGAAGGGTGAGCTCGTGGACCGGGCTCGGGCCGAGACGCTGATGTTCCGGCTCGCGCGCGAGGAGCGGGACGCGTGGGTGACCTGGCCAGCGCGCGTTGCGGCGCTGATGGCGTCGGAGCTGACGGCTCAGGTAGGGGAGGGGATTACGGTCGAGGCGGCGCTGATGCAGAAGGTTCTGGAAGCCCATGTCCGCGCACAGCTCGACAGCCTCGCGGAGATCCGATCCGGGCTTGGATGAGGAGGTCTTTACGTTCGACGGCGCGGTGCCGCTGATCCGCGCCTGGTCGCGTGGCATCCGCCCCGACCCGAACCTGACGGTCTCGGAATGGGCCGACCGCCATCGCTGGCTCTCGTCGCGCGCCTCGGCAGAGCCGGGGCGGTATCGAACCGCGCGCACGCCCTACATGCGCGAGATCATGGATGCGCTCTCGCCGGCGACCCCGGTGCAGCGGGTCGTGTTCATGAAGGCGGCTCAGGTGGGCGCGACGGAAGCGGGCAACTGCTTCATCGGATTCGTGATGCACCACGCGCCGGGCCCGATGCTCGCGGTCCAGCCGACGGTGGAGCTGGCAAAGCGGAACTCGCGCCAGCGGATCGACCCGCTGATCGAGGAAAGTCCCGAGCTGCGGGAGCGGGTCAAACCGGCGCGATCCCGCGACGCCGGCAACACGATGCTGTCGAAGGAGTTCGCGGGCGGCATCCTCATCATGACCGGGGCGAACTCGGCGGTCGGGCTGCGGTCCACCCCCGCGCGCTACATCTTCCTCGACGAGGTCGATGCCTACCCAGCCTCGGCCGACGAGGAAGGCGATCCGGTGTCGCTGGCCGAGGCGCGATCGCTGACCTTTGCCCACCGGCGAAAGGTGTTCCTGGTCTCGACGCCGACGATACGGGGGCTCTCCCGGATCGAGCGGGAGTTCGAGGCCTCCGACCAGCGGCGCTACTTCGTGCCATGCCCGCACTGCGGCCACGCACAATGGCTGAGGTTCGAGCGGCTGCGCTGGGAGAAGGGGCGTCCGGAGACGGCAGAGTACCACTGCGAGGGCTGCGATGCGCCCATCGCGGAGCACCACAAGACGGCGATACTGGACGCGGGCGGGTGGCGCGCAACGGCGACGGCCGCCGATCCGTTGACGGTGGGCTACCACCTTTCGGCGCTCTATTCGCCCATCGGCTGGCTCAGCTGGGCGCGGATCGCGCGGGCCTGGGAGGCGGCGCAAGGGTCGGACGAAGCGATGCGGGCGTTCCGGAACACGATCCTCGGGGAGACCTGGTTCGAGACCGGCGAGGCGCCCGACTGGCAGCGGCTGGCGGACCGGCGCGAGGCGTGGCCTGCGGGCACGGTGCCCGAGCGCGGGCTGTTCCTGACCGCGGGTGCCGACGTGCAGAGGGACCGGATCGAGGTCGACGTCTGGGCGTGGGGCAGGGGGCTTGAAAGCTGGCTCGTCGATCACATGGTGCTGGAGGGTGGTGCCGGAGATCCGGCCTGTTGGCAGAAGCTGACGGACCTGCTCGGCCGGACATGGGCGCATCAGTCAGGTGAGCACCTTACCATCGCCCGGCTCGCGATCGACACCGGCTACGAGACGAGTGCCGTCTATGCTTGGGCGCGTCAGGTGGGGTTTGCGCAGGTGGCCCCGGTGAAGGGCCTCGAGGGCTTCA